ATATACCAAACATTGCGAATTTAGCCGTTCAACAACAAAAATATTCAAAAATTATTGGGAACAATAACACTACGCAATCGACAAATTGGGGTGCATCATTACGTTCAACAATTATTGGAAACAATAACATAATGGATGGCGATATTGATAGTGTTATAATTGGAACGAATACAAATATTAATGGACAGGGTGGAAACGTTCGGTCGGTTGCCATTGGGTTGTCAAACGGTATAATGCAGGATTGTACTGATACAATTACGATGGGAAAATTTGGTAAATCGTATTCATCAATCGGAGCGGTTAATATAAACGGATTGGATTTTGGATTAAATAACGTGACAATTGGATTTGGTGCATTAAATTTTGGTTCAAATTGTGTTGCAATTCGTGGATATACGGAGGGAAATAATTCTATTTCAATCAGTGGACAGGCATATTCCAATAATTCAATATCAATAGGCGAAAATTCGTTTGTTGATTATGGTTCTGTATCAGGAACCGCAGTTGGATTTGGTGCAACGGTTCAATTAAATCACAATTTTGCAAACGCATTTGGATATAATGTGCAAAGTTTACCGAACGCAACGGTTATTGGAAAATATAACGATGACGCAGCAATTTCAACACCACCTGCTGCATTTGTGGTTGGAATCGGTGGTAGTAATGCCAACCGAAAAAACGGAATGCAAATTGACGACAATGGTGGTATTATTTTTAATCAATTACACCTTACATCGTCATTCACAAACGACACAACGGCTGCAGCAGGTGGTGTTGATATAGGTCAATTATACAGAACAGGTAGTACAATTAAAATCAGAGTATCATAAAATATAAAAATATGAATTGGAAAATATTAAATTTAAATTATAAAAAAAACGATGGATTTGTTTTCACTGTTTACGCATCACTTGAAAAAGAGGGTGTGTTTGAGGACAGGACTATAATTGCTCGTAAGATGTTTTCATTTGATTTTGATAAAAAAACGGATACATTTATTGACTTAAAAGATTTAACGCAAGAAACAATCGTTGAGTGGATTACACCGTTAGTTAATATTGAAGCAGAGTCAATTTTTTTAGATAAAATATATAACAAACAAATAGAGCAGTTGTCAGATATAACAGAAACTGGTCTACCTTGGGAAAATAACACACTATAATGAAGTTTACAGATTTAAAAATATATGCATTGAATAGTACAAGTTTAGCAGTTAGTTTTACTAGCATAGATGACTTTTTAAAAATATTACTACTATCCGTTTCAATCGGTTACACGTTTCACAAATGGTTATTAATGCACAATCAAAATAAAAATGATTAAAGGTTTAAGAAATTTGGCTGATTGGATTGAAGTTAAAAGCTGCAATACAAAACAGGGGTGGAATAAGTTTCTGGATAAAAGAAAAGTAAAAATACATCATTGTAAAAACTGTTTATGCGAAAAATAAGTAAAATTATAATACACTGTACTGCAACACCAGAATGTAGGGAAGTTTCAGTTGAAACCGTTAGAGATTGGCACGTTAAAGAGAGAGGTTGGTCAGATATTGGTTATCATTTTTTAATTACATTAGACGGAGAAATTGAAGAGGGTAGACCTATTGAAAGAACAGGTGCACATACAAGGGGACACAATTTTGACTCAATAGGTGTAGCGTATGTTGGTGGAATGGATAAAGATTTAAAAAATTCAAAAGATACCAGAACAGAGGAACAAAAGGAAGCGTTAGAGGACCTTTTATGCACATTAAAAACTTTATATTCAAAAGCAAAAGTTTACGGACATAGAGATTTTAGTGACAAAGATTGTCCTAGTTTTGATGCAGCAGAAGAATACGAGTGGATAAGTAATCAATTTTAGTATGACAGATTTTGAGTTAAATATAATTGTATTGTTTCCAAAGTCTTTTATTTTTGGACTTGGATATATGGAGCCAGAACCAGATTTTGAGTATGAAGAGGTAAATTTATTTTTAGGTATTATACAAATACAAATACGTTGGTAATGAAAAAAATATTAGATTGGTTTAGCGGTGGAGTAATTAAAGAAGTAGGTAAGGTTATAGATAATCTATTTACATCGGAAGAGGAGCGTATAAACGCCAAAAACGAGGTATTTAAAGTCTTACAAGAACAACAATTAGAATTACAAAAATTACAAACAGAGATCATTGTTACAGAAGCGAACGGTAATTGGTTACAAAGAAGTTGGAGACCTATATTAATGTTGTGTTTTGGGTTTATAGTGATGTATGTTAAATTTATAGCACCTTTATTTAATCTACCTATACCACCACTTGAAAACGAGTTCTGGAACTTATTACAGTTAGGAATTGGAGGGTATGTTGTAGGTAGAAGTGCAGAAAAAATATCAAAAAATATTGTTATTTCAAAGAAGTAAGCTTGATTACTAAAATTTTTTTATATACCTTTGAAGCAATTACTTTAACAAACACATTTTTTTCCAAAAAAAAAATACAAAGATATTTATATGTCAACGCCAATAATATTGTTTAGAAATAAAGTAGACAGGATAAAAAACTACAAAAAGCATAACTTTTAGTGAAGACAATACCCAAAAAGATACAAACCATACCCAAAAAGGTACAATCTATATTTTGAAAAGCAAAAAACCATCCAGAAGTAAATTAGTTAAAAAAGCTGACGCTATTTTTTCGCAATATATTAGGCAAAGAAATGCAGATGCAAACGGAATGACGGAGTGCTTTACTTGTGGAAAACAAGATCATTGGAAAAAATTACAGTGCGGTCATTTTATGAGTAGGAAACATTACTCAACCAGATGGGGTGAAACTAATTGTCAAGTTCAATGTGCAGGATGCAACGTTTTTAGATATGGAGAACAGTATACGTTTGGCAGAAATTTAGACACTTACATTAAAGAGGGGTTAGCAGAAGAGTTAAACATATTAAGCCATAAAATAGTAAAGTATGATAATAACGATCTATTAGAGATATTTAATTTATACACAAAAAAACTTGCAGAGTTATAAAATTTTTGTATATTTGTTTGTCTTTTAAAAGTTATCTATTAAGGTAATGGAATTAAGCTACTCTCAAAGGGTAGTTTTTTTTTGCATTATTTTTAATAAATATTTTTTTTTATCAATATTTTTTAATATCTTTATCAAATATTAATATTAAAAGACAATTTTATGACACATTCAGAAGATGTTGCTCGATTTAGAGCAGCAGAACAAAACCAAGAATTTTTACTACACAGGATCAATGCACTAGAAAATCACATAAATTTTTTAGAAGCACGACTAGAAATAGCCGACAAAGAAAACGCTTTAACCTTAAAAACCAATAACTAAAAAATGAACAAAGACAAATTAATGGAATTGTACAAAAAGTACAACCTAACAAAAGAAGATTTTTTTAAACATCAACACTATGTAATTGTAACAAGACAGGGTGTGGATAAAATTCAAGCAATTGAAAAAATATTTATAAACTATGAAGTTATAAAATGCGAACCTAACTTTGCAGTATTTAAAGCAACTGCAAGTAAAGGAACTTCAAACATTGAGACATTTGGATCTGCTTTAAAAGGAGCAAGTTATTCAGAGGGTAATACAAACTCTTGGTATGTTGCTGAAATGGCAGAAAAAAGAGCAATGTCCAGAGCCGTTTTAAAATTAACAGGATTTTACGAACTCGGTGTATTTGGAGAAGACGAAAGTGAAAGCTTTAAAAGATCAACAAATAAAACACAAATATTAAAGTAACATAAACTAACATAAAAATAACATAAAGATGAGTAAATCAAGTGAATTAGTACAAGGAATGTTTATCAATGCAGGAAACGTTGAATGGGTAAAAATGGAACTAGCTTTTAAAGTGGATCAATTAGCTGAAATGTTAATAACACATAAAGACGTTTTTGAAGCCAACAAAGGATATGGTAAAATACAAATTTGTGAAAGCAAAGGGGGTAAATTATATGCTGCTTTATCAACTTTTAAACCAACACCAAAAACAGACGTACCTGTTGAGGACCATTTGGCAAGTAGAGAACCTGCAACACAAGATGCAGATTTACCATTTTAAGAATGATAATTTAAACAAGAAATTGGGTAGCAAAATAAATGTTACCCTTTTTTTTTATAACATTTTTTTTTATCAAAAATTTTTAATACATTTATAATAACTTAAAAGACAAAATTATGCTAGTAGATTTAACAAAGGTAAAAGACAAATTAAACAAAATCCGAACAGGAGAAATAACCGAGGGTAAAAAGATTGGAATACCAGACATTGACAATTACATTAGATTTAAAGAGGGCAATTTTAACGTAATATTAGGACACGCCAATGTTGGAAAGACAACTGTAATTTTATATTTAATGTTGCTTTATGCAAAAAGACTTAATATTCGGTGGCTAGTATTTAGCAGCGAAAATGAACCGCATTCAATATACAGAAAGTTAGTAGAGTTTTTAGAACAGAAGCCAATAACGCAAGTTACAGAGAAGCAGTTCGATACTCAAATGGATTACATTAATGACTATTTTAAAGTGATTGACAACAATAATTTATATACTTACAGGCACATTATTGAACTTGCAACAAGCTACAAAAAAGCTTGGAATTATGGGGGACTGTTAATTGATCCTTATAATAGCCTTATAAAAGATCCAGAGTTAATGAAGAGTTTAGGTGGGCACGAATATGATTACCAAGCAACAACAGAAATAAGAAAATTCTGCAAAACTTATAACGTCAGCACTTGGTTAAATACTCACGCAAATACTGCTGCTTTAAGAATGAAACATCCAATGGGACACGAGTATGCAGGACATCCAATTCCACCAATGGCAAGTGATGTTGAGGGTGGAGGTAAATTTGTAAACAGAGCAGATGACTTTATGGTAATTCACAGATATATTCAGCACCCTGCAGATTGGACACAGAGTCATATTCACGTAAGAAAAGTAAAAGAGATTGAGACAGGTGGAAAACCAACTTCAATGGACGAGCCAATTAGGTTCCAAAGTATAGCAGGAAACGTTGGGTTTCAGATCAATGGAAATGTTATTTTAGAAAAACCAATTCGAGAAGAATTTAAAAAAGTAATTAATTTAAAATGAAAGATAAAAAATACACAACAAACCAAAGGATTAAAAGAATAGAAAAAGCAATCGGAGAGTTATACGTAATGATCCATCACATTGCAGAACGATTAGATCCAGAGCCAAAAGTAGAAATAGAAAGCAGAACGGACCAAACTTGGAAAGATGAAGTTTTAGAAAAGCATCAAAGCACAAGTACTGCTGATGTATTTAATTCAGATGTTCAGATTAAAAATGACACGTCTGATATAGATGGCAACCAAAAATAAAAACAATGAATAAAATAATATCTTTAATTGCAAAGGACCACAAAAAATGGACTAGAATAGTTGAGTCATTCGGTGCTAACCACGCAGAAGATATTGTTCAAGAAATGTATTTGAAGATCCACGAATGGAAAGGTAAATACGATAAAACGTTAATGTATAATGAAACAGAAATTAATTATTTTTTTGTATTTAAGGTTTTAAGAAATATATTTTTAGATAAAGTAAAAAAGAAAAAAAGAGAGTTTAGTTTGGAAACAAATATTGTTGAGCCTTGTGTTTACGATAACACTTTTGAGTATATTGAAAAAGTAGATACTATAAAAAAAAACATTTCAACTTGGAATACTTATGACAGAAAAATATACGAGTTAGTATTTATAGAAAATAAATCAATGTTAGAATTAAGCAAATTAACAGGAATAGATTATTACTCAATTTATAGAACAGTAAAAAAAATAAAGAAATTATTAATTAATCAAATAGAAAGATGAGAATAACAATAACAGAAGTAGAAAAAAACAAAGTTTGGGAATTTTTAAAAACAAATAATGTAGGTAACAGAGGGGAAGCAGACGGATTACGAATACATCAGTATATTGGATTGTTAGGAGAAATGAAAGTGCACCAAGCATTCAAGATGCCTTTTACTTTTAGTGATGGATTTGACGGAGGTTTTGATATGGAAATCAACGGATTGAAAGCAGATGTTAAAACAATGGGTAGGAACGTAAATATGAAACCAGATTACGTGCATAATTTCTCTGGACTTCAAAAACATTTTAAATGTGATCTTTACATTTTTACTTCACTAAACAAGAAAACAAGCGAAGTAACTATTTGCGGTTGGGTAACAAAACAAGAGTTGTTTGAGAGATCAGAAAAATTCAAGAAAGGAACAAAGAGGTACAGAGATAACGGAACAGTTACAGTTTTAAAATGTACTACCTATGAGATTAAAAATAAAGACTTAAACGATATAAAAGAGTTATTGAAATGAGAAACAGAAAAAAAACAATAACAATCCTTAAATTTATTTGTGTAGGATTTGCTGCTACTTATGGAATTTTAGCAATGTATTATTTAATAAAAATAATGTTATGAGATTAGGAGATTTAGTAGAAAGGATAACATACTACACAGGTATAAAATGGATAGTCGAGAAGTCTACCAAATTACTAGGGTATAAGGATTGTGGATGCAAAGAAAGACAAGAAACTTGGAACGATGTAGAACTATGGTAAAAGAAGATAAACAAGATTGGTATAAATTTCGATCAGAGGTAAAGCATTCTTTAAATAGAGATCAATTTGAGTTGGTTTGTCAGATGCATTCAAAGTATTTTAAACATAAATTTTACAAACCCTGCACTTGTAATCCTAGAGTAATAAAACAATGGATTGACGAAATAAATAAACTATATGAAAATAACTAAAACAGGTAAGTTTGAAAAGGCACTAGTAAGAATTTTAAATGTTTTTGATGGTTGGAAACTAGAGTGGGTTGGACCTAAAAATCTACCGTATGATGCAACAGGATATACACCAAAAGGAAAAAAGTGCGTTGTAGAAATGAAATTCAGAACTAAATACTATGAAACAAAGATGCTCGAAAAGAAAAAATACGATGCATTAATGGCGTTGCCAGAAGATGTTGTGAAAATGTATTTTGTTTCAGATCCAAAAGGGAGTTATTGGTTTTGGTTAGACAAGATCAAAGAGTTGGAAGTATTGAGCAAGAATTGTCCAAGCACAACGTTCTGGAATAAAAGCAAAGTTTCCAAAGAAGTTTACCTATTAAATGAGAAAGACGCTAGTATTGTTGAGTATGCAACGCCAGATAAAAAAGGAGTTTGGGACGATTATTTTAAAAAAAATAAAAATAAATAAAAAAAAAGGTTGGTTATTGAAATATTTTAATAACTTTGCAACATCAATAACAATTTAAAAGACAATATTATGAATGATTTAATAGAAAAAAGAGAAAAAATTGCTTACAGATTAAGATACGCAAGTAAACAAGGTTGGGCAACTGAATTATTAGAAAAAGAATTTCAAGATATTAAAAACAAAATTACTAACTTTTAAAAGACAAAATTATGATATTAAATTTTACAGATTGGACAAAAAAAGATTTATGGAAACAATATCAATATTGTCAAGAAAACGCTTCTAACTTTCACAAGCAAATGTTAAAAGAAGTAATTACAGAAATAAAAAAAAGATAATTAAATTTTAAAAGACAAAAAAATGGCAACAGAATTAAAAACAATTAGAGGACAATTTCAAAGTCAAAAGACAAATGAAATGGAAAACACTAAAATATTTTTAACGAAATTTAGTGGCGGTATAGAGGGTACAAAAGTACAATTAACAATGAGCAACCAAGGCAATTTATTTACACACATTGCTCTTAATAAAGAAGAGATTAAAAACTTAATTAAAGAACTTCAAGAAAACTTTGATTTATAAAATAATTAATAATTAAAAGACAGAATTATGAATGCACAAAAGATTGAAATTTTAGAAGAGCAGTTAGCTTCTGCAAAGTGGGAATTAAATTACCATTGTTCAAAATGCGAAATATCAAAAGTTAAAATTGAGTTATTTGATGAACAATTAACAAAAGCTAGAAAAGAGGTTGAAATTTTAAAAGACTATTTAGTTAATTTTAAGACAGACAAAATTGAACGCTAAAATAGATTTACTCAAAGATATGGAGTATATCGTGGACATTGATATGCTAACCACTTTGGTCCTTAACCAGATCAAAAAAAAGGAAACCACTACTTTAACTGAAATGTCAAAAGCAATAGCAAGAATATTCTTTTATGTAAATAGCTTACAAGTTGATAGGAGAATGTACGACAAAGCGATGAACCAATACAGAGAAGATAAAAACAGAGCCGTATTAAGAGCCAGAAAATCAGATCTGGAACTAGAGCAATTACGAAAAGAAATAAAAACTTTAAAAAACTTGCAATAATATTAGTAGTTATTAAATATTTTTAATATCTTTGATTATCAATAACAAATTAAAAGACAAAATTATGAAAATAACTAAAATAACAAAAGGAATTTATTACGATAATGTTAGTCATAGGTGTATAGAAAAATCTAATGGAATTTGGAATGTTAAAAACGAATGTACAGGTGAGGTATATTTTTATTCAAAAACTTTAAAAGAATGTAAAGAATTTCAATCAGCTGAAAACGAAATATTACTTTGGAATAATTAATAACAATAAAAGATAAAATTATGAATGACGATTACTTAAATTACGGAAACCCTGCTTACGAAAACGATGCAGAATTTGAATGTACAGAATGCGGAACTCCTGTTGAAAGAGATGGGACGGTTTGCAGCGGAACTTGTTTTGAGGCATCAATGATATGATAAAAGCAATTGGATGGTTGTGTCTAGCTTGGGCAATAACAATAGTTAGTAAAGCAATAGCAAAAAAAATCTTTCCAGAAGATTGGAAGTAAAAAAAAAGACAATAAAAATGAGAGACGAAAATATAGATCCAAACCACGTAATATTACCATCTGGATTACACGCAATACAATACAAGAATAAAAATGGGACATCTAGGGTAGAGATTCTTACAGAAGACGAATACCAACAAATGACTTGGTGGGATATAATGAAACTTAAATATTTTAAAAAATGAAAATAACACTTTTAGATAATAAGCAATACGATTATTGCGATGTAAAAAGTAAGATGTATGACGATTCTTTCTACTATGGAGAACTTAATAAATTAGCATTAAGTAGCAGCAGTATTAAATTACTTGCAGATAGTCCAAAGAAATACTATTCAATTACAAAATACGGACAAGGAGACCACCAAGCGTTCAGAGACGGAACTTTAATCCACACATTGATCCTAGAACCAGAAAAGTTTAAAGAGTTTCATTTTGTAGATGTTGCAAGTAAAAACGCAAAAGCATACAAAGAAGCAAGAGACGAATTTGGGACAGTTTATACTTCAAAGGAAAAAAAAGATGCAGAAAGAGTTGCAGGTGCATTGTTAAAAAATGACAAAGCAATTGAACTTTTGAAAGATTGCGAGTTTGAAATTCCTGTTTTGGGTAATGTAATGGGTATGCCATTTCGAGGTAAAGCGGATGTTTTAGGCAAAAATAGAATTTGTGATATTAAGACAACGAGCAATATAAAAGACTTTCCATATTCAGCACGAAAATATGGGTATGATGTTCAAGTTTATCTTTACTGTAATTTATTTAATGTTCCATATTCAGAATTTACATTTCTAGTAATTGATAAATTAAGTTTAGATATTGGAGTCTGGAACGTAACAGAAGAATTTTATTTAAAAGGAAAAGAAAAAGTTGCTCACGGCATAGAAGTTTATAAGGAATATTTTTACAATCAACCAGAACCAGAGTTAGATAACTACATAATTAAAGGAACACTATAATGAAAGAAACAATAATAAAAGACTTTATTAAAATTGCAAACGAATTTAAACACGAGTTTGGTTTTGATATTTTACAAAAAAGCAGGAAGCGAGAGTATATTGAAGCAAGATCAGTTTTAATAAATTATTTTTACCATTATCAAGGAATGGGTTTAACAGAAATAGCCAGAGCAATTGGATCCGTTTCTGAATGGAAACCAAATCACGCAACAATATACCACGCATTAAAGAATTATGATATTTACTGCAGATATAACAAAAGACTTGACTCTGTATTAAAAAAAGTTATTGGAGTTTCTAGTGTTTCAGATATGAAGATTTACATACAACATACCGTTGCAAATTTAGATGACAATACAGTAAATGAGATGTTTGAAACTGCATCAAATCATTATGCTGCAATGTTAGAAGAGATCGAAGTTAAACTAGAAAAAAATATAACACCTTAAAATAAATAAATAAAATCGTTATGGATATAATAAAAGTAAAAATTTCAAAAGTAAAACCTAGTAGTGAAAACCCTAGAATTATAAAGGACCATAAATTCCATAAATTAGTTGATAGCATTAAGGAGTTTCCAGAAATGCTGAAAATTAGACCAATTGTAGTGAATAGTGAAATGGTTGTTCTTGGTGGTAATATGAGATTGAGAGCCTGTAATGAAGCTAAACTAAAAGAGGTTTATATTTTAATCGCTGACAATTTAACAAAGCAACAGGAGCGTGAATTTATTATAAAAGATAACGTTGGGTTTGGAGAGTGGGATTGGGATATATTAGGCAACGAATGGAATAGTGTGCAGTTAGAAGATTGGGGTATGGACAATTGGCAAAATATGGACGACATTGAAACAAGTGATGTCTTCGACTTACCAGATGGGGATAAGGAGCCATTTCAGCAACAAACTTATACATTGGCAGATGCACAAGCAATTGATATTAAAAACGCAATAGCAGACATTAAAAAGACAGACGAGTATAAATACGTTGAAACATTTGGGAATGAGAACGGAAACGGTAACGCACTTTATTTAATAATATCACAATGGGCAGAGCAAAAGAAATAATAGTAAAAGTAATAAATTCAAAAGTCGCAAATCAATTTGTGAAAAAACATCACTATTCTGGAAAGGTGGTTAATATGAGTAACTTACATTTTGGTTGTTTTTTGGATGACAAGCTGCACGGAGTTATGAGTTATGGTTCTCCAATGGATAAAAGAAACGTTTTACCACTTGTTGATTCTGGAGTTGATAGTTTTAATAAAAGGTGGAACGAAATGTTAGAGTTGAACAGAATGGCGTTTGACGATTATTTACCAAAGTATTCAGAAAGCAGATGTATTGCAGTTAGTATAAGATTGATCAAGAAAAACGCACCACAAATTAAATGGTTGTTAAGTTATTCAGATGCAACGCAATGTGGAGACGGAACAATATACAGAGCAAGTGGGTTTAAATTAACTCAAATAAATAAAAACGGAACAATATACAAACTAGCAAACGGAGATATTGTTGCTAAAAGAGGGGACAGTAAATACGATTTTAAAGGAGCAACCGCATTAAAAGGTTTTCAAAATAGATACATCTACTTAATAGATAAAACTTGTAAATTAACAGTTCCAGAAATACCATTTACAAAGATTGATGAACAAGGAGCAGGAATGTATAAAGGGGAAAAAATAACCCTCCAAGAAAGGAGGGCTAATGATTAGAGCGATGAGGTCGATACGAACGCCATCTTCTGACTGGATGCCAGACGTGTTACTTTTACACTACCATCGCATTTAAGATCACAATATACGAAAAATAAAATTAATAAAAAAATTTAATAAAAAAATGAACGAACAAACCGAACACAATAAAAGGGAAGTAATGAAAGCGTTGGAGAAATCACTTGGTATTGTTACGACTGCTTGTAAAAATGCAGATATAAGCAGGACACAGTTCTACCAATGGTTAAAAGATGACAGTGAGTTTAAGCGTAAAGTTGATGACATTTCAAATATTGCACTAGATTTTGCAGAGAGTCAATTACATAAACAGATAGGGGACCAAAACACAAGTGCAACGATATTCTATTTAAAAACAAAAGGCAAAAAAAGAGGGTATGTGGAACGTCAAGAAATTACAGGAATTGATGGGGACAATGTATTCAGCATAAAAGTAGTAGATGAAAGAGATACTGACAAATAAAGTTTACGATCATTTAGATAATTTACAAAAAAAGATTATAGTTGAACAGGGTGGTACACGTTCTGGAAAAACTTACAATATTTTAATGTGGCTTATTTTTTCATACTCTTATAACAATAAAGGGAAAACAATTACAATCTGCAGAAAGACGTTTCCTGCTTTGCGATCTACTGCAATGAGGGACTTTTTAGAAATCTTAAAAGATAATAAAATTTACAACGAACAATATCATAACAAGTCTAATAGTGAATATCACTTAAACGGTAATAGATTTGAATTTATATCATTGGATCAGCCACAAAAGATTAGAGGGCGTAAAAGAGATCTTCTGTT